GTGTTTCTGTGCCTTGTAAACCACCTTTTGTAAATTTGGCGGTAAAGACACCTTTGCCTAATTGATTAAGAGCATATTTATTACCGTCTGTTGATGGGATGACAGGAATCAATCTGACACCTTTTTTGAATAAGGCATCTAGTTTTGTTTTGTCTGCGTTACCATCTGTTCCAACTGTGTCTGTCAAAGTTTGAAGAAATGAGACATCAATATTGAAATAGGTAGTAGGTTCTTCACCGGGTTTTGGTTCTAAAAAGAAGGGGTCACCATTTTTAATCTTTTCAATAAATGGAGTAAAATACTTCATTTGTGCAATATCATTTATATCAAGTGCAGATTCAGTTAAAAGTTTAACCTCACGTATAAGGCTGATTAGTTCTGTAAGGGTGTATTGGGTATTCATGATGTATTAAATAGTTCTTATTAAACAATAATATCTGCGATTCCAAGTTTAACTGCTTCTTCTGCTGATAAATAGACATTAACTTTTTTATCGATCATGCGTTTTAGCTCACCGAATGACATATTTGTTTCATCTGCTAGTGCTTTAAGATAAGCAGTTTGTGTACACTTAATCTCTTCCATTTCATTAATGAGACTATGAAATGATCCGGCATTTCCGCCAATAACAGAGTGAATCATTATGCGACAGTTTTTACCCATCTTGCGCTGTCCTTTGGTGCCAGCAGCTAGCAATAAAACACCGGCAGACATTACTTTTCCAAGGCCAAAGGTATGAATCTCACACTTCTCACGATAAATACGCATTATATCATATAGGGCAAACATATCGTCTGCGTTGCCACCGGGAGTTGAAATAATAAAATCAATTGGCTTTGGCTCTTCTGGCTCTTCTTCTTTCCCAAGCACTCTCCTTGGGTCTGCCAAAGATAAAATAAGTCCGATTAACTCTGATACTTTCTCCTCTTCAACTGCTCCAAATAAACCAATTGTTCTAATTTCTGGTGGAGTATTAAGAACTGAGCCTTCGTCCTCTCCCCCTTCTTCATCTTCGCCGATTTCTTCTTCTGGAATTTCTGACTCGTTTTTTGTTGGCCTTTTACGCTTCTTGTTTGTTATGAAAGACAGCATGAATCACTCTCCGTTATAATAGTAGTATAACCCATCTATTTGTATTTTGCAACATCTCTTTGTAACTTAATCAGTTCGTTAACATATTGTGCAGCACCATTCCAATTGTTAAAGGGCAAGAATTTGTTTCTATAAAGGCTTGGATAGTTGTTGATCATGGTCACAATAACTTTTTCTCTCCAAAGCCTAAAGTTTCGTTCGTGTATTAAAGTATAATGCTCAAGATCGTTCTCGCTCGCGCCCTTTTCTTTAAGCATAAGTTTTTTGCTTTCCATTATAAATTGGATATCTTGTTCTATAAACACAAGAGATATCAATAAATCTTTTGTTGTTTTTTCGATCATTGAAGAAACAAGCCCAAGCTCTAAAAGGCCAGAAAAGATCTTGTGGAACAATAGTCCCAACGAAAACCATAATGCCATAGTTATATAATATTCCATAATGACTCCAAATAAAAAGGTTGTGTTAGATCATTCTAACACAACCTTTAATATATGGCAAATATATAAATTAAACTAATCTACGAATTACTCGTCTGAGGACTTCATTGATGACTTCATCATCAGTGATCAGATCAACGTTTTTGAAAGCCACAGACTCTTTGATATTTCTTTTATCACCCCCCTTAAGGTTGCGAGCTACTGCTTTCTTGACTCTGGATTCTTGGAGTTCGGGTTCTTCTTCTTCGACCTCTTCTTCTTCGAATTCTTCATCCTCAACCGGACCTTCTTCGTCTGACATTTCATCCGATGAAAGCTCCATATCTTCCATTCCTTCTTCGCCTGCACCTGCGGCTCCACCAGCCATTGCTTGTTCTAAAGCAGCGGGAAGCAACTCTTTCAGCACATCTGCTAGGAAGGTTTTAAATTCATCGCCAGTAACCTCTAAATCTTCGGCACCGGGGGCTTCTGGCTCCATGTCCATTTCCATTTCTTCTTCGGGCATTTCTTCTGCGCCTTCTTCGGGCATTTCACCCTCGGCACCCATATCTGCGGAAGGCTCATCCTCTTCCATAGTCATGCTTCCGTAGTCTTCTCTTAATGCTTTTTTTCCAGAACCTAAAAAGTTCTTAATTCTGTCTTGTTTGATATTAGCAAGTTTCATAAAACTTGAAACTTGCCTTTCTGAGAGTAGTGCTTTTGCCATATATTTGCTCCTCGAAAATAAATAGTTGCTATTTCTAAAAAACCTAAATATCTTTGTCTATTAAGTCAAAAATATTATCTATGTCCTGCTGAGAGAATAAAATTTCTTCTAATTCTTTCGCTTTAGTAATTAGTCTCTGTTTTCTTTCTATCTGAATTTTTGTTCTTATATTCCCCTTTTCCATTATCTTTTTATTCATCCAAATCATAAACTCTGGATCTTCGTCTAAATAAGCGTCAATAATGTCACGAATGAAGTATGATTGACGCCTGTATCCATCTTGATAAAGTTTGATTAATAATGTTGCCTGCTTTCGAACTTCTAACCAAACATATATCTTTTTCCAATCCATTAGTTTCTATCTAAAATATGTGTTCGGCTTTCTTGCATTCCGGAGGATGTTTGACGAATGAACTTCGCTTTTGACCAAAATTCACGAATGGTTCTGGATCCACAATAAGAAAAGCCTGAACTAATGCCGTTCTTCAACTGATCAACAATATCCGCAGTTGAGCCTTTATACGGCACAGTTGTCGAAATGCCCTCTAGAGAAGAAGCTTTGCCACGCCAATCCATCTGTGCGTCTTTTGATGCCATCCCCCTGTATACCTTTCTCTTTGAGCCATTTTCTGTAATTATGATTTCACCGGGAGTACAATCGGTGCCAGATAGTAAAGAGCCAATCATGGCAAAATCTGCCTTTGCAGCCAATGCCTTAACAATGTCTCCAGAATTTTTCATGCCTCCATCTGCAATAAGTGCAACATTTTTTTCTGTTTGTGAACATTCCAATATCGTTGACAAACCCGGCATTCCACAGCCAGTTTGAATTCGTGTACTGCAAATTGCCCCCGATCCAATATTGGCACGAATAGAGTTGGCACCCCAATCTGCCAAACGACTAAATCCATCTAATGTAGCGACATTGCCCGCCATAAGATGTGGGTGATTTCCGAATTTTTCCCTTAAAGATTGCAACGCTCTTTTCATAAGGATGTGATCCCCGTGAGCTACATCTAAACACAATATTCTTGCACCGGCTTTAATCAATTGGGTGGCACGATCCATATAGTCGCCAGTAATGCCTATGGCAAAGCCGGTCTTATCTGGCATAACGTTTTCAAATATAACTTCAGCCATTTCTACTTGTTGTCGAATTGTGTTATACCTGTGGACAATCCCCAATCCTCCCATCCGTCCAAGTGCAACAGCCATCTTTGTCTCAGTAATTGTATCCATTGGTGAAGAAATAATCGGAAGATCAAAATATAATCCTCGCTCTTCGTCTAACCAATTTCCGATATTTACTTCTTTTCGACTTTCAATGTCCGAAAAGGTTGGAACAATGAGCACATCATCATAGGCCAAGCACTCTCTGAAATTATTCATTTTATTCTCACATGTATATTGTTAAATGTATCAAGAAAATCGACTATATCAATTAGAGAATAGCCAGTTTCTAAGTCTGAATTTTCTGGAAATGGAATGATTGTTTTCGCATTGTTGTAAATAACATATAACTGTGGTACTCCGTCAACATTGAAGAACTTTGCCAATTTTCTGGATTCCCATACGTTACAATCCATAAAGTCATAAACATCCCCGAACTTTGAAGATACGCTCTCAAATACTGGTTTTATGCCTTCGCACAAGTGGCACTTTGGGTTGTAAAACTTGATTACAACCGGCTTCCTTGTCTGTCTTATGGCTTCGCCAAAGTTGTTATCGTTTACTTGTTTCATAACGCTCGATCAGTCTATTAATATACCATGCTGCTTTTTTGAGATCTTCAACAGGACTATCTTTGAACTTATAGCGAGAGATATACTTTATTGCGTTTCCTGCACAAAAATCCTCTCCCATCCCGATATCTTCGATATAATCGATTACTTCGATAGTTCCTTTATTATAGTGACTTGGGTGATTTACTTTCTCTTGCTTTCCAAGGCTTTCAATTTGCGATCTACCATTATCTTGCATATAATCTCCTTTTAATGGAATAAAATCAAAATCAGACATTTGCCATATCCTCTGCCCATGCTTGAATGTCGCTTCTGCACGTTGGACAGAACAGCTTGACCGTCTGAGATTCATTATACACCATAACGGTCCACGTTGTCACATGTTCTTTATTCTTTTTATCGTATGCTGCCTCACAGCCTGTACACTTGTCTCCCATCATTCCAAATAGAGATAGCTTCTCATTCATGAGTGTTTCTTTATCCTGCTTAGAAGCTTCTCTTCTTTGTTTTCTGTTCATATTTAAAGCCCTCAATTGTTTCTGGATTGGACGAGAAATAAATCATCCTCACTGGTTAAATTTACAATCCATTCATTTTTCAAATGAACGTTTTTATTATTTCTGAAGTTTATTGCAACCCAATCAAAGCCATGCTTAACTGACGACGAGATAATCATTCCACCATCAACATACATCATCATAACCCTTACTGTTTCAGCACTATCCCAATGTTTAAAGGAAATAATAGAACCTACGCCGTGGTCATATTTCATTTGCCTTGTTATCCATTCTACCATACTTTGCTGGTACATATAGAGTTGGGCCACCAAATATTACAACCATAGATGGAAATGGAGCAGAGTTCTTGGAATTCCCAAACTTTAACCTTCCCTTGATAAAGAAGATCTGATTTGCCTGTGAGCAATAGTCATGAAAGAAGCGAGTATCCGTTCTTGCCGCGACTAGTAAAACAATAGTTGTATTTGGCTTTTTTGATTCTTGAAGGGCCTTGCTTACCCATTCTCTTGCCTTAGAATAAGGAGGATTTACGAAAACATTATGTCCTCCCCAATCCTGAGATAAACCATCATCATCCTCTGTATAGTACTTGGTGCATTTTGTATTAAGTGCGCTAGCACAGGGATCAAGCGTAAAACTAAACTTCTGGTTTAGGTTGTCGTAGAAACCTTGCGGAGTTTCCCACAAGTCGGTATTGTTTGAAAACATGGTTTGTTGTGCTTTAACGTTCATTCTTTGTCTTTCTCTTGTGTAATGTGTGGTTTTTAGCAACTAATAATAACTAAACTTTTAGTTTATCTTCGTACTTGGTAGTTAAGTTTTCAATAAATTCCCATTCATAGAATGGTAGTATATTGCCGGAATTTAGTGCGAGAACTTCATACACTATATAGTCTTTTTCTCTCTCACAGGTTTCTTCTTCGCTTTGGGCCGGCTCAATACGCTGCCTAATGTAGATGGCATATACCAAATCTCCGCTGGGCTGTATTTTAAACGATAAAATATCGCCTACGTTATTGACCGGTACTTCCAAAGCCATTATCTGATCTTTTGGTTTCGTCTAAAATATCGACAATTTCAAAGTGTTCAGTTGAAATCACTTCTGGAATAGCTTGTGCTATGCGATCACCAACATTATAAGTATAAGATATAAAACTATCCGAATTATGAAGGATAACCTTCCACTCTCCCCTATAGGAGCTATCGATAACTCCAGCAAGAACATCGACACCGTTTTTAACTGCTAGTCCAGAACGGGGCGCTACTCGCATATAATAGTTGGGACTAAATGATGTGGCAATACCTACGGAAACCATGGCTCTCCCGCCGGGACTGATGGTTCCAGCTTCGGCAGCATAAAGATCATATCCTGCGTTACCGTATTCGCGCTGTCTTATGTTGTTAAAATTCTCAAGCTTCTTAATCTTTAGATTCATTCGATTTTGCATGCAATGCTTTTTCCTCTTCCCTTAATCTAACCAGTTCTTCTAAACTTGCAAGCCATTCGATTGAGATTTCTTTTTGTTTGTTGTCCCGATCTTCGGGCCATCCTTTTTGTGCCCAATCAACAAGCATTTGTCTCCAAATCTTAATTGGGATTTGGACTTGAACATGATCGTTTGATGCTTCAAACTCTACCTTTTCGATTTCTAAATAAACATTTGATACGTCAAACATTTCTTCATACAAATGATAGGTATTACCATGTGATATAGTTGATTTTGTACTCATTTAATTGTTAATTGTTGTTTTTAGCAACTCACGATACTTAAAAACACCAAGTTCCTTATGCTTGCATTCCAGCATCAAATCAAAATCAAGGCCATAATCATCTAGAGTCTTCCAGTAACTATCTGAATGTGCTTGTGGTGGACATTTAATCTTTTGTTCTTCTGCACGGGATTGTGAATAGTGAACAACTGGCTTGATATTGCCCCAAGTGCTAAAGCAAATTTCCATTGCTTCTTTCTCGCTTATATCACCAGAGTTTAATTTGTGATGATGTGCGTCAAATACAATTGGAATATTGGTGTGCTTATAAATAAGATTATAAAGTTCACCAGCATTATAAAGAGAGGGTCTGTCGTCTACTTCCAGAGTAAAACGAGAACGAATCTTCTCATCAAGAAGCTCAAAGTTACGCAAAAACTGTGCAACGGCCATGGGCTTGTTCTTATACGTCGCACCAACATGAATATTAATCTTGTTGTATGGTGTGCGGGAAAGGCCCATAATGTCAAGAATATCTGCATGAACGGTCAAGTCCTTGATTGTATTCTTTGTTACTCTTTCATTCGATGAAGTAAGCTTGTTGAATGGGCCGGGATGAAACGTAAGACGTTGATTGTTTGCTTTTGCCCAATCGCCACACTTCTTTAGAATACTGGAAACCTTCTCAATGTTTGGCAAGTTGTAAATGCCATACTCGGATGCCCAAGGAAACATGTCGGACGACATACGATAAAAGTTGAATCCGTTTTGCGTGTTCCATTGAAGAATCTTATATAGGTCTTGAACATTCTGCTCGGCTAGCTGTGCGGCATATTCAATGCCACGTTCATCAAACGTTTTCCTGATCATTGTCCGATTCGTAGTAACCTTGCGCTTAGCAGGCACATCGGAAAGAGTCATATTAATACAAGCATACCCAATTTGCGTAGACACCATAAGAAGCCCCTTGTGTATAGAGAACATAACACAGGGGGCTTCAAGAGTCAATAGTTTTGTTTTATTTATTTCTACGTTCTTGTACAGGAGCAGAAGCGTTAAGATATCTGCTTGAATGTATTATTAACATAAATAGTTGTTTTTTTGTTTATGCCAACATTTTTAGTTGATGTTTCATCGATCTAACCGAGAAGCCCCACGTTATCGAGTGATCAGGTCGGCCCATATATGGCTTATGCAACATAATCACATCGCCGTCCTTAACTCCCCAACATCTAATCTGGGTTTCGGTGTTTGTATCATCGATGGCATTCACAATCCAGTATTCTTTTCCTGTTGCAGTTTTACGCTTAATAATCTCTTTTGGGATAAACCAAGTCAACCCAAGCTCTGGATCAAATTCCGAGATTGGAGGAACCATCTTTTCCTGCAAACGATTAATGATATCTGGAGAAACAACGAGATTGATTGGATATACACCCGTAAGTTCAGTTAGATACTGAATCTTCTCTTCCCGCGTAAATTCTCCCTCTGGTGCATAAGTCTTGATGTTTTCTTCTAGATCTTTTAGCTTACGAGGACGATCCACTGCTACGGCTGACCAGAAATGTTTTCCACCTGTAAACCGAGAGTCAATAAGGCTGCTCATAGCTCCAGAACGACAAAGAACGTCTATAGCCTTCTTGTTTAGTTTGCTATAGGACATTTTCTCATTAAACAAAAACTCCTCAACCGTTTTGAACGGACGATGATTAACAATTTGCTGGATTGCTACCTCTCCGAGCCCTTTAATGGACGCAAGAGGCTGGATTAGGGTAGAACCATCCTCGTTCATTTCCCATTCAGTTCCAGAAGTATTTACGTTTAGTGTTTCAACATTGAAGCCATGAGATTTTGCAATATTGATTGCTCTTTCTTTGTCGGAATCATTCTCTTTATCGAGGAAGCTAACCATCCATTCTGCGGGATAGTAGGTGTAGAGCCATGCACATTGATACGAGAGAATCGAATAGCTAACGGCATGAGACTTATTGAAGCCGTAACCTGAAAAGTACTCAAACGTTTCCCAAAGCCTTTGTGCATCATGGGCTTTAATGCCCTTTTCCACACAACCTGCGATAAACTTGTTATGAATCTTGTCTTTCTCTTCAAAGCCTTTCCCCGTTCCCTTCTTTGTCAAAAGCTTACGAAGCTTGTTGCCTTCATCCAGATCAATATTCTTGCCAAGCTTGTGTGCCAATAGTGCAATCTGTTCTTGGAAGATCAAAAATCCGTATGTATCTTTTGTGACATCTTTCGCAATTGGATGGATATAATTAATCAACTGTGGAGTTTCTTTCGCAGCAACATAATCTTTATCTACGTTTGCCGATAGTGGACCGGGACGATAAATCGAGGTAATAGCTGAAAGATCAATGATGTTGGATGGCTTTGCTCTCTTACAAAACTCTTGTGCCCCACGTTCGGTGAATTGAAAGATTCCAGCCCAATTACCTTTCTGAAAGATGTTCTTATAAACTTTCTTATCATTAAGATTCATTTTCTCTGGATGTAGCTTTTCATCATAGAACTTCTTTACATCTTCGAATGTTGGCTCTTTAACATCAAAATGACGCTTTAGAACATGGCGAATTGCTCCTTCGATCATACGAAGCGAGGCAATGCCGAGAATATCAAACTTAATAAAACCCATTGGCTCCAAGTGACGAACGTTCTGACCTTCTGCCCAAGGGGTTTGACGAACACCATCAGAGTTGATTAGTGGCATATGAACGTCAAGATTCTCACCTACGACTACACCACCAGCATGACGACTTACACTTTTGACCTGTCCATAAAGCATATCAATGTGATTTGCGACATGTGGATACTTCTTCAAAAATCCTTGAAGAGTTGGCGAATATTGTTTTACTTCTTCGAATGTAGGAACATATAGGCCCGCCTTAATATCATGCGCTTTTTTGGCAGCAGGAGTTGCTTCAATCATCATCTTACCAGTTACTTCATTCACTTCTTTAAACGAGATATTATAAAACTTGCTAATATCTTTTACTAGCGATTTAAGTTGAAGAGTATTCCAGTTAGAAATTGGAACAACAGTGGTATCTCCCCATTCCTTAATGAGAACGTCCTTTAGTTCCATTGGATTGCTAACATCATAGTCGATATCTGGAAATCCATCTTGATTCTTTGTCATAAATCTCTCAAAGAGAAGTCCATGTTTGATTGGATCAACCTGAGTAATTCCCAGAACATAGGAAACAAGAGAACCAGCAGCCGAGCCTCTACCGGGTCCAACTAACTGTAATTGTTGCGCTCTGTCAGAAATTGCCTTCATAGTAAGGAAATACTTGCTAAAACCACGATCATCAATAACCGATAGCTCTTGCTCAATACGTTCGGTATAGTTCTTCTTTTCATGCAGATTCAAAGAACGCAATCCCTCAAAGGCATAATGAGAAAGTGCCTGTTCAGCAGTAAATCCGGCTGGAACAACGAAATTGGGCAAACGAACTGTATTATCTGGCATAAATGCCTCAATACGTTCATGGGCAATCTTATATGTATTTGTAAGGCTTTCCATGACGATATTATCATCGTAAGAAAACCCACAAGACTCTGAGTACTTCTTATAGGCTTCCCACATTTGATCGCCGTTCTTTGGATACAGTTCATATCCAATCTCGTCAACGCCGCTTGGAAGCTCGCTTTGTCCCTCTGCCCAATCTGGCTTTCCCTTCCCGATCCATCCAAGACGCTTATATAGCTCCCTATCCTTCCACGCATCGGGGTTTGGATAGTGCGAATCAGCAGTAGAAACCAAGCCAATACCAAACTCTTCTTTCATCTTAAGAATGTAGTGGTTTAGCTCATGTTGTTCCTTGATGTTATTCCATTGAATCTCGCCATAAAAACGATCACCAAAAATGCTGATCATTTTTTGGGTAGTCTCTCTCATGGAATCAAGAATGGCGGCTTCGCCCTTGCTTTTATTCGGCCAGTAGCAAAGGCTGGCGAACAAACCGCCTAGGCATGCCGAACTTACAATAATCCCTTCATTGTATTTCTCTAGAAGATTATAATCCATACGAGGATAACGATAAAAATTCTCGTTCTTATAAGATTCCGAAATAAGCTTAAATATGTTGTTTAAACCTTTCTGATTTTGTGCCAAGAGTACAAGATGTGCTCTACGATTCAGAATCGACTTGATTTCTTTTTTTGAAGCACCTTCATCTTCAACTGTAGCACCAGAAACTGACTCTTCCTTGCTCTTTTTCTCTTCTTGGATTCTTTCATATTCCAAACGCCATTCATCGACAGAGGGAATAAAATAAGCTTCAATTCCAAAAATTGGCTTAAAGTTTTTTCCTTCCTTCTGCATCTTCTTGGCATGCACAACAGAATATGCCAGAGAATTCATATTTCCATGGTCTGTTAGTGCCATGGCATCGGCACCATTTGAATATGCATATTCAAAATGACTCTCTGGATATCCGAATCCATCAAAAATGCTGAAAACGGAGTGACTATGAAGATTTGTGAAGTTAATCATTGTTGGTTAATTTGACCTTTTTTGTAAGTTGTTATAATTATTCTTGTTCATCAGAATCGATGGCGTCTGATTTTTCGGTGTAATCACCACGATACTCTAATCGCCTTGTGCCTACTAGAATTCCGTCTGTAAATTTAAGCTTCCACGTTGCTTTATCACCATGCATTTCAATATAACCATGATGCTGGGTATCTTCAAGTCCCAAGAAAACGCTGCGAATAATTCCAAAAATAGGGTGTGTTCGTTCTTCTTCCTGAACATGTTCATATTTCACCTTTTTTATCAGCAATCGTTTATTTTGTAAAATATATGTGTCCAAACAACACTCTAAATCTTTTGTCTGATATTCTCCCCTTGTAGGGCCATTTTCAACATCTTCATTGATTTCAATCGTGTCAAACATACCCACTGTGCTGCTCCTTATAAATTTCATCTTTAATAGCGTTGTCTACAGTATCTAAGTCCCCTTTTTATATAGTTCCCCTATAAAGTGGCTTAAACTTAGGGCTAGTGAATAACGAGCCTAAAAGCTTGTGCTTTTCTGTCAGTGGCGAACCCATATATTCTCTAAAACCTTGCCAAGTTTTAGTATCAAACGAATATTCTGGCTTCCATATGTAATTACTTTCAGTTTTTATTTTTGAGAACACATCTTGCAAAGATGCATTATTTTTTATTTTCGACCATTTCAGTATAGCATACAAATCATCGTTATCAAAGGTAAATGCGCTAGAAACACCATCGATTACTGTTTTGGTATCGTGGGATACAAAAAACGGATGATAATTTCTAATATGTTTCCTAACACCGTATAAATTATTTATATCGTATTGCTGGTTAACAAAGCTAACAAAATATCTGTCTGGCTTTATCCACTTCGACATTTTAATAGAAGCTCTTTTAACCATGTAGGCTCCATATAAAGTGCTAAATGGTATGGTACAATTTAGCAAATATCTATGATGCACCGAGACATACATGATCGGGATTGTTTTAAATTTTCTTATTTTTCTGCCACCTTTTGTGGTGTACTCTCGCTCGTATGTTATAGGATCAAATACGGTTTCTCCAATATACTTTTTCACTATTGGCATGTAATCGTTATTGCATATGATCCAGATAGTGTCACAGCCGGCAAAGGCACATTCCATGACGGATTTTTGGATAGGATAATAACCCGGAGCGAGAGGATTTAGATAATCTGGTAAGATAGTATCGTATTCATTTTTGTAGCCTGCAATCGGAATAATTCCGGCAAGGTTAAAGCCATATCGTTTACTTTGATACGTTTCTACCGATTCAATTTCAGTTGCTTCCATATTCTATTCGTGGCTAGTTGTTCTAATAATTCTGTCTCTAATATATCAGATGGCTGTACAAATGTCAAGCTTTCTTGTGGTCGGTAGTCATTTAATTTTGTTTTCTTGACCTCTCTAATTGTCAGCTTAACATCTAGCTTTTTAAACCTAGGTATTTTTAATTCTTTCTTATAGTGATAGATACCGTTTTGTCTGCCTTTAACCTCGTATTCTTTCGCTATGTCAAGAATGCGAAAACGTATCATATAATCATCTGGCAATTGTTTGATAATATTCTTTGTCTTTGAAATGGCAATTGCTTTGTTGCCATCGATCCATACTTGATTTACAAAATTTCCTCTTGTTTTAACAAGCATTTTTTTATATTCATGTAAGGTATCAAACTTAAAATAATCGTAGATCATACCTTCGTTATTTGTTTTTGCAATCTCTGGGAGTCCATCGATATTTTCATCGAAAACAAACATATGATTAAACTTTATTTTTATAACTCTTGAATTTCTTGTCGTTATCTTAAGAACATTATCCTCGTCAATTCTGGAATTGCTTACGCTATCTCCCAATGGCATCATGCCTTCAAGTCCGTGGATGAAAGCCAATCTTTCCCACAGGTCGGCTTTTTTCATGCCTAGATTTTTAATTTTGCCATTGCATAATATCGAATTATCGATGTTGATATCGGAAAACTGATATTGGGGGTCAAAATGCTCAAAATACCTTGGTTGTTCAAAAGATGAATAAAAAAGCGGCAACTGGTTTGTGAAGGCATACATAACAGCACACAAATTAGAGCCAAACACAATTTTATCATAGCTGTGAACTAAGTTTTTCATTCTGCATCTTGATAGATTAATCTTCTACAATTTTGGATATGCTATTCCTGCTGCCATAGCAATATCTTTAGGAATATCTATTCTAATTTGTTTTCTATCAGGCCATGTGCTATACATATATACACCAACATCACCGTGGCTATTTTT